AATCACCTTCCATTGAAGTTTTCAATGGTGCTCTATCGAAATGTTTCATTCCGTTAGGCACGTCAGTGATAGTGAACCAAGCATCAGTATCAGATAAATAATGGTTAATGAAATAACCTTCTGGGACTGCTCCCATGTGTTTAATTGCATTAATGTCATTATCCGCTGTACCAACTCTACCTTGAGACTTCATCAATCGTTCTGCAACAAACTGCAGGTTAACTGGAAGAATTAATCTTCTAGCTTTCGCTGCAACTTTTAAACCTCTTTCATCTTTAGTTTGAGCTATTTGAATTAGCATTGCTTCTAAAGAAGTTTCGTTTAAATCTGCTGCTGTTGTTAACAAGTTACTTTGATTACCAGATAACGTAGGGTGCGTACTTACACACAAAAATTGTCCATCTCCGAAAGTTCCGGATGTGAACGCATTTGCTAGTATGTTTGCGCCTTTCGTATTCTTAGTACTCGCCATAGATCTTGCTAAAGCTTTTGTGTATCTAGAAGCTAATCTATCGTAGAGATTATCTTCGATAGCTTCTTCTGTGATTGCAAAAGCAAGCGCGATTGTTTCCATCGTATATCTAGCAGTATAAGTTTCCTGAGCTGTATCAAAGCTTACACCTTGACCTTCAGGTTTAACTGCTGCGTCACCGAATCCTGATAACATAACTTCCTCTTCGAAAGCTCTGTCAGATGATTCAGTAGTAAAGATATCTTTGGTTTCGTCTGCGTATTGTTTGTATTCCAACCCGAATAAAGCATTTAAACCGGGCTCTAGCTCTTTTATAAGCTGCTGTCGTGATATTGCCATAGTTTATCTCCTATAATCCAAGTAGGTATACATGTTGTCCAGTATTAAACTTAACTATCCAGTTAGCATTGTCTGTACTGACGTCGCTGTTGGATGGATCTTCGCTTAGTCTAAGGACTGCGAACATTCCATTACCACTAGCTAAAGCAGTTAAGGACTCTCTAGATCTACCGTTGTTTACTGTTTGTCCTGCCAAATAAGTCATGTCACACGCCTGGCCCACAACTGCTTGTGTTAAAGTGCCAGTCGATTGAACTTCAAATAAATCGCTAGGATTGTCGTAAACAAAGGCATCAATATCGCCCGTAGTGACACTTACGTCACCCGGCCAATAGTTCTGAAAAGTTGGTTTATTAGTAGTTGGGTCTTGGTAAAGACTACCATTAAAGATACCTACATTACGTGTTGTATCAGTTTCAGAAGAACCGACATATCCAGCGGCGATTGCGCCACCAGCTTGGTCGGAGCCTACTGCTCCTAATGCAACGACATCTCCAGCATAAATAGCACCAGTTTGTCCGTTGCTTATTTTATACTGTGAAGTACCTTCAGAAGTTGGTCTACTACCTAATCCACCCACCTGTCTAAAACCGAACGGTGCGTCTATATTTGCCATAGTATACTCCTTGTGTGAATAGCGTTAACTATCCACGGTTAATTTAAATTCGATGATAGGGAATTGGTTGTTATCCCGAGAAAAAGTAAGATTACTCTTTCTTTGTACCACCAAAGGTTACGCGAGTCTGCCTATCTTGATTGATTGGCATACTTGGGTGCTGTTCCCTATTTAAATCGTGTCTTAATGCCTCGTCAGCCTCTCGTGTCATTTTGGCAAAATACTCTTCACGAGATTTAGCGATTTCTTCGGGTATCCTTGCTAGCACAAGGCCACCTACTCCAATGACGCCAGCGTACTTGCCTTCTTTTTGCACTGGATAATGAGTGTTAGGATATTCATCAGCTCTCACTAATTCATACCCAGATCTGAGTTTACCTGAGATATTTTTCGTATCATCAAAACCCATGACTTCAGCTCTTATCCATCTGTGCCTAAAGCCGTCAGGCGCTTTTGGCGCATCTAAGGAAGATGGGGGATTCCACACCTTTGGTCTTTCAGTTTCAGACCGTGTTGAACCCGCACGAGAAGTTTTTTTATTATCTGTTTCCATATTATGCTCCTTCCATCGTGTTTAATAGTTGTTTCGCATACTCTTCTAGTGGCACTCCTAATTTTTTTGCAATTTGCACCTGTGAAGAAGTGAGTTTCACAGTTTTGCGACCAGGTTTCACACCTCGTTTTACGGAAGCAACCGTCTGAACGGTCTTGGTCGTTTTTTCATTTGTATCAAATTTATGGGGAAAGTCAAGTTTCATTCTCTTATTAATTTCCGCATAATATTCGTCAGATGTTGGATCCATTCCTTCAGTCTCAACTAGATCCTTATGATGCTCAAAAGCAGTGTAAGTCATTGGTTTATCTTTACCAAACCACTTATTTTTATCTGCCCATACTTCTGCTTTCTCATCTACTTGAGGTAAGGATTGAGGCGTTGGTTGTGCCATCCCTTCTCTGTATTGAGGAGCGTGAGGAGTTTCCCTCTCATAAGTTTCTCTTCGAGATTTTTCAGAAGCGATCTTGTTTGCATCATTGGTTAGTGTGCTCAATTCAGTTTGAGCTTCCACTTGTTTAGCTGTCTCTCCTCCTTCAATAGCCGCAGCCAATTTCGCTTTAACAGCGTCCAATTGACTTTTAACTCTTGTTTCGGAGTCTTTAAGATAAGCTGAATCTAAATGTTTGTATTTAAATTCCCAATTCTTTCTTTTTGATTCTACGCCTTGAGCGTACTCTAATGCAGCATCTTTCTGTCGTTCTGCCTCTCTCCACTTTCTTGTTAGTTTAGAAATTCTTCTCTTAACTCCCTCACTGTATTCTTCTAATTTTTCGTCTTGTCCTTCTGGTTTCGTTTCACTTGGTTCTTTATCGTCCTTGCTATCTCGAACATCCACAGGCTCGTCAGATTTCTCAGGTGTGTCAGTGGACTCAGTATCGATTTCAATATTTTCTTCATCTTTCTTTTCCTCCTTAATGTCAATATTAATATCTTCACCACTTGTGTCTATATCAACTAGCTTTTCGCTTGGTTTTACTTTTTCTTCTTCTGGCATAGTTCTCCTTATCTATGTTTAATATTCATGCAAGATCATTTCTGGATCTTGAATTGTTGCAAGAATCTCATCTTCATTCAAGATTCTTATTTCACCACCCTCTATTCTAAAACGTGATCCTGCATAACGCGCAAAGATCACCCATTCGCCTTTCTTGCACCACGGTCCTTCTGGATATCTTTTTTTATCTCTATATGCTCCAGGGCCTATTTTTAAAACTAGACCACAAACCGTTCCAATTTGTTGACGTTCTAATGATTTTTCTGCCAAGAAAATTCCACCTTTAGTTTTAACTTTAGGTTGAAATGGTAGAACCATAATTCTCCATCCCGTAGGATTAGGAAGTTGGGCATCTTGCGGAGGTACATTGCGTTTAGCTTCTGCTTCTTGCGCGATTCTAACAACTTTTCCGTCATCGTTCTCTTGCTCCTTCAGTTTTAGCAGGTTAGAGATTTCCTGTAATACAGCTTCAAATGCTGCTATTTGTCCAGTAATATACTTGTATTTATCGAAGTTGTCAACCGATCCAGATGTAACATTTAAAGACAATGCTGTGAGCCTTTGTCTTATAGCTCGCTGTAACTTCTGTATAACTATAAATTCATTTTCCATTATTTTTTCTTTTTTTTTTTCTTCTTTTTCTTTCCTACTGGCTTACTCCCATAGGTTTCAGTCCAATCTTTAGCAATCTTAGGATGTTTCATCCAGAGATAACGTCTTTGTTCCTCTGATTTGAAAGGCATTATTAAGATTTCCAACCACCTTTAGGTCTTTTACTACCGTGCTTCATACCCAATCTTCGTCTTGGATCAGCTACACCCATTTGATTAGCACCTACACCCATTGGATTAGCACCTACAGTTGGTTGAGCTACACCCATTTGATTAGCACCTACAGTTGGTTGAATAGGTAATCCACCGCCAAATTGCTTGCCAACTCTTTTGCCACCAGCAAGTTTTTTTCTAGGTTTATTTCCCTTGTCATTTCTCATAGTTTTCTCCTATTTTTTATTTTTACCATTTCTAAAAATCTGTGTTCCCTTTATACCAAAAATTGATGCACATACAAGTATCCAGAGTGAAGTAAACCATTTTGGAAGTGCCGCAAAATGCTCGAAGAAGATATTTATCTTCTCCATAGCCGCCGGATCGTCTGACCAGACCCCCC